ATTTCATCCATTGCCTCTTGTTCAACCGTGTCTGGGATGCGGTGAAGCAGTTCATACCAGGATTTCAGCCTATCTTCAGATTGGCTTATGACAGATGTCCATCGTGGATCAATCAAGGGTGCATGATCATCTTTTGTACTCTCATAGAGGGCCCTATTCAACTCATTATCATCCTCAATCTCAGTTCTTCTAGAAAAGTACCTTCTGGGGCTTATATTATATCTCATTAGTTTTTCAGTAGATGAGCCAGCATTATCCATCACACCTCTGGCAAGAATTTTGATTGACTTATTGACTTTAGAATACTGCTCTATATAAGAAGCTAATTGATCAAGATTCTCAAATGGGCTCCCAGTTAAACTTTCTTTTGGTCCCATCACGCTCATGAATGGCAGGTCAGATTTGATGTCTTCCCACAGCTTATTAATCCTCCCCGGGGTGTGTTTCTTTGATCTTATGCCATACCATTTCTCCTTTAGAACATCTTTTATCTCTCCTTGATGATCTCCCACGAGATAGAAGGGAGTAGTCCACTGGTATCGCAATCTCCTCCTCCTGCTTAACCTCATCTGAACCATATCTGATTCTCTCAATGAATCCACGAATAAGAATTGCTTCCACATAGGGAATATAACCTCTCTGCCAAATCTCTTTTCTCTATTTGATATCCTTTCAACCAAATCTGGCAGGCTCACCTTAGTACCAGACTCTTTGAACATGCATGTCCATAATAAGTAAGGGGTCATCCTTAGGCTATCTGTCCTATTAATGAAATTCATTGATACTGCTAGAGACGGATCCAGAGCCTTCCTTTCAATGTGCATCTTCACTTCCTCTAATGTCTTGGGAGATGTTAGGAAGGACATGAAGTTCGTTTCCGTGACCATGTCAGCCCTAGTGGTGCCCTTTAGTCCCATCCTCTTTATCATCGACTTGTACTTCTCCCTGGAAAAAACACCAAACATGACTGAATCCAATTCATCAATATCCCTAGGTAGACCATAAGTTGACAGGTAGAATAGTAGATTCTGGGCTGAGTCATCATTCTTTGCAGCACACCAGTCTGCGTACACCATATCAGTCAATCCTGCAAAGGTTGGCCCCTGTATCATGTAAGCCCCAAGAACGGATAGCTTAAATCTCATTACATCGTTGAGCAACCCTGATTTAAACCACTTCATGGTCCCCATTCCCAGATTTGAATAATACGACACCGCCTGACACATTGAGACCCATGAGCACAAGGCACCCGACCCTCCATTTGCCCTTATCTGAAATAGCTGAGAGTATAGTGATGACACCCTCTTCTGTAGTGACTCAGTAGGGTTATCATCCTGAGCACGAGAAACAAACTTAATCAAAGGTGATACTATAGTGTTCCCAATGTAAAATTTTGAATTATACTCAAATATCTCCTCAAGAGTCATAGTGGTCTTTTCATAGCTGGTCTTGATGCCAAACAACTTATCAACAGTGGTCTTAATGCGAGGGAACTTTCCATATAGATTCTTTATCCCTGTTTCTAGCTTTGATTTTTCACCTATCAAGGTTATGAGCATCCCCT